TATCCAGTAGAATGGTTGAAGACGTTATCCAACGTCAACAAGCTGGTGCAAAGGTTAGATTGTATATTGATCGTCAGATGAGTGGTGCTAACGTAGATCAAAACGCAAGTAGATCAATTTTGGCAGACATTATTCTTACATCTGCAAGTTTTAACGTAAACCCAGATGACGGACAGGTTGTAGAAATAGCCTTCAGACCTAGTGCTGCTCCTACATTTGACTTATCTAAATCTGCTTAGTTAAATTAGCATAACTTAACGAACCTCAGATTATCTGGGGTTTTTTTATGTTTTATATTAGAATAATATAAATATAATATTGTTTTTATTCATGGCAAGCAATCTATCAGCACTAGATAGGCTTAGAAAAGCTGCAAATCTTGAACCGACAAAGAAAGAAGTTGAATTATCTGATGGTTCTGTTTTTGAAATGTATGTAAGTCCATTAACAATGGCAGAAAGAGAAAGAGCACAAAAACAAGCTAAAAGTGATGATGCAAATGCTTTTGCTTTACAATTACTTATTGCTAAAGCACAAGATGAAAATGGTAGAAAATTATTTAGTGCAGGAGAAATAGACGTATTAAAAAATGAAGTTAAAGATAGTGATTTACAAACTTTAATGCTTGCTGTTATTAATTCAGAAGAGGAAACCCCTGACCCAAAGAGTTAGCTGCCCAACTGAAAAAAGACAATCTTATGATGTTACAGTTTGGTGTTGCAAAAGAATTAGGTAAAAGTCTTGTTGAAGTAAGAAGTATGACAATGGAAGAACTTATAGGTTGGAGTGCATATTTTCAAATAATTAATGAAGAACAGGAAAAAGAATTTGAAAAAGCAAAACGAAGAAGATAAGATAGAATAAAGTAACCTTTTATTGTTTAGTCGTGGCAACTAGAGCAGATATAGAAATTAATGTAAAAGGTCTTAAAAAAGTACAAGAATTATCAAAACAATTAGATAAAGTTAGTGGCAAAGTAGATAGTTTAAACAAAAGAGGTGGTAGTGCAAATAAAAATAATAAATCAGAAAAAGAATCTGCAAGTCTTCAGGAAAAGAAAAGAGCCTCAATGGTTCGAGTTAGAAGTATTGGAGATCAGATACAAAGGGCAAAGGAGGCAGGATTAAAAACAGATAAAGCAAGTAGAGCTTTGAATAGAGCAGCATTAGCAAATTCTCAAGGTAAATTTAAAGTTGCAAAAGCATCTACTGATGCAGCTTTGCTTGAATTAAAAGCATTACAAGCTCAGACTAAAGAATTAACACAACAAAAAATATTAAGGGCTGCTCAAGGTGGTGGTTTTGGAGGAGGTAGAGGAGGAGTAGGAAGAGGAGGTGGAGGTGATGGGGCATTACAAAGTGGATTGGTTAGTGGTGCATTTCCATTGTTATTTGGACAAGGGCCATTAGGTGCTGCTACTGGTTTTGCTGGTGGATTTATAGGAACAAAAATGGGTGGACAGATGGGGGGTTTTGCAGGAGGTCTTGTTGCTACTGCTGCCCTTCAACAAATAACAACTGCTGTTTCCGCTATTAGTGAGTTAGGAAAAGCTCTTGGAAAATTTGCTCAAGATACACAGGCTGTTCAAACAGCATTAGGATTACAAGGTACGGCTGAAGGTGAACGTATAAGATTAATTGAAGAGACTCAAGGTAAAACTGCTGCGTTTAATGCAGCTATGCAAGTCATGTCAGGTCAGATAGGAGAGAAAGGAGTTCAAGCTCTTAAGAAATTTGGAGAATCTACTCAATTATTAAACACTCAATTTACACTTGCTTTAACCAAGATTCAAGCGTTTGCAGCAGGAATCGCAAATTTTGTTATCAGGATTACTGGACTTGAAGATAAATTAGAAGCTGGAGCAGCACAAGATACAGTAAAAGCAGCAGCAGGAGAAGGTGATGAGGCAGCAAAAGCTTTAGTTGAAAGAAGAAAATCTATTGAAGCAATGGGAGTTAGAGGTGGTGAAGGTAGAAGGAAAAAAGCAGCATTAGAGGCTTTAGAAGTTGAAGAGAAGATATTTGCTGTAAGAAGAAATACTGCTATTGAAGCTGATGTTTTACTATCTAAATCTCAAAATCTAGTAGCTGAGACTCAAAAAGACCTTGAATTACAAAACAAAATAAATGAAGCAGTAAAAGGAGGTATGAATAAAGAGCTTGCAAGAACTCTTGCAATCTTAGATCAAACTTTTGATGAAGACCAAAAGATATTAGAAGCTAAAATTGCACAAACTAAACAAAAACTTTTACAAGCAGTAGAAGATGAAAAAAGTTTAGAAAAAGTAAATCAAATAAAAGTAGAATTACAAGAACAAACAAATGAGCTAAGAGAACACGTTAAATTGAAAGAAGAGGGAGTTGAAGCTGCCAAAGAGCTTGATAAAGCTACTAGTGATATAGGTACTAATTTTGAAAAAATAGGTCAATCTATTGCTTCTGGTGTCAGTGATAATCTAGTTGCTGCAATTCAAGGAACAAAAACTTTAGGAGAGGCAGCTAAATCAATATTAAATGATTTAAGTTCCACACTTATAAGACTTGGTGTGAATACATTGTTAGGTGGTTTAACAGGAGGTTCTTCTGGCATCTTTGGTAGCTTACCAATGTTAAAGTTTGCAAGTGGTGGTAGACCCCCTGTTGGTAGACCTTCACTTGTAGGAGAGAAAGGCCCAGAACTATTCGTACCAAAAAGATCAGGTACAATAATTCCTAACGACAAACTGGGTGGAGGAGGTAGTACAAACATCAGCGTAAATGTAGATGCCTCTGGATCGTCTGTTCAAAGTGATGAGCAACAAGGTAAAGAACTTGGCAGAGTTATTTCAGCAGCGATACAATCAGAATTATTAAAGCAAAGAAGACCTGGAGGTTTATTAAGATAATGGCTACTTTTCCTAGTTATAATCCTGTTTTTTCTGCAAATAAGGCTGATATTACAAATACAAGAACAGTTCAGTTTGGTGATGGCTACCAACAAAGATTTACATTTGGTATAAATCAAAAAGCAAAGCAATGGAGTCTTACATTTAATGTTGACAATGAAGACGCAGGAGAAATTGAAACATTTTTAGAAGCAAGAAAAGTTGATGGAGCATCTTTTGATTGGTCACCTCCAGATTCATCTACTACTTTTAAATGGGTATGTCCTTCTTTTACTAAAGAAGTATTTAGTTTTGATAGAAATAGAATTAATGCAACATTTACACAAGTATTTGAACCTTAATGGCAAATCCTGTATCTGAAACCCAATCCATAAATCCTGGTTCAGTTATTGAACTATTTGAGCTAACAACAGATGCAGCTTTACATGGATCTGCTACTACGTACAGATTTCACGATGGAACAAATCCAATACCTTATGGAAGTGGTAGTTCTCACGGAAATATTATTTGGAACGGAAATAATTATATTGCAGTACCTTTGGAAGCTGATGGATTTAAATATGCCAATGGTCAACTACCTAGACCTACACTTACCATTAGTAATGTTACAAACTTAATTACCGCTATTTTATTAAACGTAAATGTTGTAACCCCTGGAAATGATTTAACTGGTGCTGTTGTAACTAGAGTTAGAACATTAGCAAGATTTTTAGATGCTGTTAATTTTACAGGAGGAACAAATCCTTACGGAACTCCAGATCCTACAGCAGAATACGCAAAAGAAATTTATAAAATTGATAGAAAATCAGCAGAAAACAGAGCAGTAGTACAGTTTGAATTAGCTGCTGCTTTTGATCTTGCCAATATTCGTATTCCTTTAAGAGTTTGTACTAAAGCACTATTTCCTTCTATTGGTACGTTTATGCCATGAGTGAGTGGAAAGAAGCTGCTCTTAGTCATGCAAAGGTTGAAGATCCTAAAGAATGTTGTGGTTTATTGTTAAACATCAAAGGAAAAGAAAGATATTATCCTTGTCGTAATTTATCTATGACTAATTATCAATGTTTCATTCTTGATCCAGAAGATTATGTAAAAGCTGATAATACAGGAGAAATTACAGGTATCGTTCATAGTCATCCAATTACACCCCCAATTCCTAGTCAGGCAGACTTAGTTAGTTGCGAAAGTTCTAATTTACCTTGGTATATTGTTAATCCTAAAACAGAGCAATGGGGATATTGCGAACCAAAAGGTTATAAAGCTCCGATTATTGGTAGAGAATGGGTTTGGGGTGTTACAGATTGCTGGTCATTAGTAAGAGATTGGTATAAAGAAGAAAAAGATATTGAACTCAGGGATTGGCAAAGACCTACAACACCAGAAGAATTTATAAGAAATCCTATGTTTGAAAAATGTGCTGAAGCTACTGGTTTTAGAGAATTAGAACCAAATGAGAAACTTGAGAATGGTGATTTATTATTTATGTCAATAATGGATGCTGGTTTAAATCATGTAGCTATTTTTATAGATGGAGATGTCTTACATCATTTATCTAGTAGACTTAGTTGTAAAGAACCATACTCACCTTGGTTACTAAAATGCACAGGCAAGAGGTTGCGTTATGTTGCGTAAATTAAAACTATATGGAGAGTTGGCTACATTTATCGGCCATAAAGAATTTGAAATACAGGTACATAACTTACCTCAAGCTGTTAGTTTTTTAATAAATAACTTCCCAGAAGTTGAAAAGTATATGAATCCAAAACATTATTTAGTGAAAATAGGTAATTATGAAATAACTGAAAATGAAATAAACGATCCAATAGGTCAACAGGATATTCATATAATTCCTGTTATTAGCGGTGCTGGTGGAGATACTTTTAATACTATTTTGTTGGGAGCAGCACTTATTGGAGCATCATTCTTTTTCCCAGGTGCAGGATTATTTGGTACACAAGCTATAGGAGCAACTGGAGCAGCAGGATTAGCTGGAACAGGAGCAGGAACTCTTATTGGTACAGGTTTAAGTGCGATTGGTGCTGGTTTAGTATTGCAAGGTGTTGGTAATATGCTTTACCCAACTGAAGATCCTACCTTTGAAGATAATCCACAAATATCATTTAACTTTTCTGGAACGCAAAACACAGCAAGGGCTGGTACTCCAGTTCCTATTGTTTATGGTGAAATATTTACAGGTTCAGTTGTTATTAGTGGTGATGTAGATACAGAAGCGGTACAAGCATGATTGAAGATAATAAACATATAGCTGGATCTGGCGGTGGTGGTGGTAAAGGTGGCGGTGGTGATCCACCAACTATCACACCCGATAATTTACATAGTAAACAATTTGCGACCTTACTTGATCTTATTTCTGAAGGTGAAATAGAAGGTTTTTCTAGTCCTTCAAAAGAAGGTAGAACTAAAGGTACTACTGCATATAAAAATGCTGCAAAAAAAGATATTTTCTTAGACGATACTCCTATTTTATCTTCTAATGCTGATTCAACCGATCCACAAAGTGTTGACTTCAATCATCAAAATGTAGACCTTGATATTCGTTTTGGTACAGATCCCCAAGCAAAAATGTCTAAAGTTTCGGGAAGTGCTTCGCTTTTTAATGTAGGAGTTAAAGTTGAAAATGGTTCTCCAATAACAAGACAACTTACTAATAATTCTGATTTAGATGCTGTAAAAGTTACTATTACTGTGCCTATTTTGCAAGTAATTGAAGATGATGGAGATGTTATAGGTTCTCAAGTTAATTTCGATATACAACTTCAATATAATGGAGGTGGTTTTACCACAGTTCATTCGGATACTATCAGAGGTAGAACAGCAGATGCTTACAATAGAGAATATAGAATTGAGCTTACTGGTGCTCATCCCGTAGATGTTCGTTTAGTAAAAACATCAGCAAATAGCACAGATAGAATACAAAGAGATTTAATTTGGCAATCTTTTTCAGAGTTAGAAGATGATGCAAGTACATATCCGAATAGTGCTTATACAAGATTACGTTTAGATTCAGAATTTTTTAGCAGGATTCCAGGTAGAAAATTTAGAGTTAGAGGAGTAAAAGTAAGAATCCCAGGTGCAGGAGCTAGTGGATCGGGTACTCCCACTGTAGACTTACAAACTGGAAGAGTTGTTTACCCTGCTGGTTATATCTTTAATGGAGTAATGGGTGCTGCTCAATGGACAACTTGCCCTTCTTTAATACTTCTCGATTTACTTACTAATACTAGGTATGGGCTAGGTAATCATATTATTGATAGTAATTTAGATTTATTTTCATTTGTAACTGCTAGTAAATTCTCTAATACTCTTGTTGATGATGGATTTGGTGGACAGGAAGCTAGATTTGCTTGCAACATAAATATTCAAACAAGTGTTGAAGCGTTTACTGTCATAAACACTTTGTCAGGAATAATGAGATGTATGCCTATCTGGTCTGAGGGTGCATTACTTCTTACTCAAGACAGTCCAAAAGATCCTAGTTATTTATTTACTTTAGCCAATGTCAGTGCAGAAGGATTTAGCTATACAGGAAGCAGTTTAAAAACTAGAAGTACAGTAGTTGCAGTTTCCTACTTTAATATGGAAACTAGAGATTTAGATTATGAAGAGGTAGAAGCAGAAGCAGCTTATAGAAGTAAATATGGATTGCACGTTAAGAGAGTAAAGGCATTAGGTTGCACAAGTAGAGGTCAGGCCAGAAGGTTTGCAAAAGCTATATTATTTGCAGAACAAAGAGAAACTGAAGCTGTAAACTTCTCTGTTTCAATGGAATCAGGATGTGTTGTAAGACCTGGAGCGATTATTAGTATTTCCGATCCAGCGAGATCAGGGATAAGGAGGGCAGGAAGAATTAATACAGCTACAACTACTCAAATCACAGTAGATGATTCTAGTGATACTGATTTATCAGATCAAAATAATCCTAAATTAAGTGTAATAATGCCAAATGGAACTGTAGAAATTAAAAATGTAACTAACATAACAGGGAAAGTGATTACGATTGATTCTTCTAGTCCATTTAGTGCTACCCCAAATGTTAATAGTATTTGGATGTTAGAAAATGATACTGTTTCTGCTCAGTCATTCAGAGTTATGTCTGTTGAAGAACGAGATGGGATTAGTTATGGAATATCAGCATTAGCTTATGTAAATGAAAAATACGCATTTATTGAAGATGGTGAAACAATTACACCACAGCAAATATCAACTTTAAATTTATTAAAGCCACCTCCTAGTGGATTATCAGCAGATGAAGTAATCGTATTAATAAATAATCAACCTGTATCTAAATTAATTGTTAGATGGCAACCTGTAACTGGTGTTTCCAATTACATGGTTAACTATAGATTTGGTGATAATAATATTGTTTCAGCTACAACTGGTAGTCCTGATTTTGAAATCTTTAATACAAAAGTAGGATCTTATGAAGTATCTGTTTTTAGTGTAAATGCTGCGTTAGAAGCTAGTGCTACATCTGCAACCGATACTTTTAATACTGTTGGTAAAACTGCTGTTCCAGGAGATGTAACAGGAGTATCTGCTGAACAAATACCTGGAGATAATGGATCAATAAGATTAAGGTGGAATAAATCTACTGATTTAGATGTTACACATGGTGGATTTGTTTATATCAGACACGACAGTTCCAGAACCGATGGAACAGGTACTTTTGAAAACGCTGTAGATTTAATAGAAGCTGTACCTGGAAACTCAACTTTTGCAATAGTTCCTGCAATTACTGGAGAATACATCCTTAAGTTTCAAGATGATGGTGGGAGATTTAGTACAGGAGAAGGTAGTGCTGTAGTACAACTTGCTGATACTTCAAACAATTTATTAGTTCAAACAAGAAGAGAAGATCAAGATGTTCCTAAGTTTCAAGGTGTAAAGGTAAATACTGCTGTAGATGAAGCTACAGATGCTCTTAACTTGGCTGGTGTTGGTTTATTTGATGATATTGGTGGCAGTATTACAGGAACATTTGATGACGTTGGTTCGTTAGATGACATAGGAGGCATTGCACCTTCTGGAACTTATGACTTTAAAGATACTTTAGATTTGGGTGCTATATTCAGTCTTGATTTAGTAAGACACTTTAAAACAGAAGGTTTTTTCCCATCAGATTTATTTGATTCAAGAAATCCTGCATTTCCTACTACTGGTAATTTTGATGGAACAGAGGCTAATGATGTAGATGCTCAGTTGTTTGTACGAAGAACACAGGATGATCCTACTTCTGGTTCTCCTACTTATACATCTTTTGAACCTTTTTCAAGCGGTACGTTTAAAGCAAGAGGTTTTCAATTTAGAACAGTTCTTACAAGTGCCGACCCAGAGCAAGATATTAGAGTATTTGAATTAGGATACACTGCAAAAATACAGGCAAGACAGGAGATAAAAACAAATATTACTCAAAGTGCAGCAGCTACAGCATATACTTTTGACAATACATTTTTCACTGGAACGGCTGCTTTATTAGGAGCCAATAGTAATTTACCTTCAGTAAATATAACGGCACAAAATTTAGCTTCTGGAGATTATTTTGTAATAACAAATCTTTCTGGAACGGGATTTACCATAGATTTCAAGAATAGTTCCAATGCTTCGATTGGTAAGAATTTCTCATATACGGCTGTCGGTTTTGGAAAAGGGTAGTACAATAAAATCAATGTTACTTTTTAAAAATGGCTAGACCAGGAACTACCACTAGCGTAACGGGTAATAATTACAATACCGATAACGGAACGGGTGCTGCGGTTCGTGCAAAAATTAATGAAATATTTACAGCATTAAGAACATTAAGCTCTGGAAGTAGCGACCCATCAGGTGCAGCAAGCATAGCTCAATATCAACCTCATATAAACACTTCTACAAACGAATTAAAAATAGCAACAGCAGTTTCGGGTGATTCTGCAACTTATGTTGTTTTAGGAAAGATAAACGAAGCCAATTTTGGTCATGCAGCATTATCAGGCTCTACATTTACAGGAAAAGTAATTCATAACTATACAACCAGTTTAACTATACCCTCTGGTACGACAGCCCAAAGAGATGGAAGTGCTGCTGTTGGTATGTTGAGGCACAATAGCACTTTGAATCAGTTTGAAGGCTATAACAATGGTGCTTGGGGTGCGATTGGAGGAGGTGCTGGAGCTACTGGAGGCGGTACTGATGAGGTGTTTTTGGAGACAGGCCAGACAGTAACGACAACTTATTCTTTAAGTGCTGGTAAAAATGCGGTTACAGTATCGCCTACAATTAATAATAATGTCGAAGTAACTGTGCCAGATGGTGCAACTCTTGTTATTCTTTAATTATGAGCTTAGAACTATCAGGAACAACACCAGCGATCAAAGGAGTAGCTGGATCTGTATCCGCACCAGCTATTACTGGTGATGATGCTGATACAGGAATAAGCTTCCCTGCTGCTGACACTATCAAGTTTTCAACTGGTGGTGTTGAAAGAATATCAATAACAAATAGCGGTATTTCTGGTACTGGGATATCTGCTGGTGGAATAACAGAAATAGACTCATGGTATTTAACAAGTAGTGCCAGTGGTGCTACCGACCCTATACAAAATAATTTAAGTAGATGTGGTAGTTCTAATGATGCTTTTAATAAATTAGGAACTGGAATGAGTGTTAGTAGTGGTATTTGGACTTTTCCTTCAACAGGATTTTGGCTTGTACAAGCACACTCTACAATCGTACTTACAAGTGGTAGAGCTAGTAGAGATAATGTATTATCAATAGAATCAACAGAAAATAATAGTACTTACTTTAGAACAGCACCAACCTCAATGTGGTTTGATAATTATGGTCAAGATAGACTTGGAGGTGTTTCGGCTCAAGCCATGATAGATTGTATTGATACCTCAAATGTAAAAATAAAATTTAAATTTATTCCTGATGATTCACAAGCCTATTTATTAGGTGCAAGCGATGATTATTGGACTAGATTTAATTTTATTCGTTTAGCTGATACTTAATATGGATTATTTAACAGGTAGACCAAATCACATAGAAGATTATTTAATTACTGTTCGCACAGGAGGTTGGTTTGGATTTAGTGACCCAACTAATAAAATTTATGCAAATCTCATAGTGCATGATGGAGGGTCTAAACCTACAGAATCAGATTGCACTACAGGATTAGCAGCGTTACAAGCTGCATGGGATTTAGAAAATGATAGTTACAAATCTAAGCGAAGAGCAGAATATCCTTCTATTGTTGACCAGTTAGACGACATCTATAATAATGGTATAGATGCTTGGAAAGCTACTATCAAAGTTACCAAAGACAAATATCCTAAACCATGAGCAAAATATCACTAAAACACTCAGGCGGTAATGTTGTTTCACTTAACTCACCAACCAACGCTCCAAGTGCAGCAGACGTAGCATTTAAACTACCAAATGCTGATGGTACATCTGGACAGGCTATAGTTACAGATGCTTCGGGAAATTTATCATTTGCTGGTACAGGTAAAATTGTTCAAGTTGTAAGTGAAACTAAAACAAATACAGCATCAACCAACTCAACCAGCTTTGTAACAACTGGTCTTGAAAAAGCAATTACTATAACTTCTGGAAATAAAGTTTTAATTTTTATTAATTTGTATGTTGGTCAAGGTGCTGGATATGCCGTATCTTTTAAACTTTATAATGGTAGTTCGGAAGTTACAGCTTTTCGAGGTGATGATAATGGTGGCTCAATAAGAGCTTTTGCTGGTGACTTTGTTACACCTTACTCTTATGGTCAAGTATCAATGTCTAATGCTTTTTTAGACACACCTTCTGGTACTTCACAAAACTATAAAATATTTTTTCGTAATAATTATTCCGATACAAGTCAAGGTTATGCTTATTTAAATAGACCTCATACTAACCCTACTCACCCTCAATCAGTTGCAGCGTGTTCAACTATTACACTTATGGAGGTAGCAGCATAGTGGCTATCTTCTATAATTAAGGAAAAACTATTATGGCCTTAGATCACGAAGCTATTTACGAAGCTTATAAATCAGAAGCAAAACCTGTTGTTTCTATAGATGACTCTGCTGGTGCGTTTGACGCTGATGGTAATTCAGTAACTTTAGATCAAACTAAAATAGATGCAGCTAGAACTTCTCTTGACACAGCCGCAGCAGCAATTTTATACAAGACTCAAAGAACAGGAGCAGCAGGTACTACAGACACTATATATGCTTCAATAGGAGACCAGCTAGATATGCAGTATAAAGACGCTGTTAATGGTACGACTACATGGAAAGATCACGTTGCAGCAGTAAAAGCTAAATATCCCAAGCCATGAGCACATTAAAAGTCACTAACGTAAAGCACGAAACAAGTGGACTTAACACCCTTGTATTTGATAACGGTGGAACGTCTGGTGGTAACGGAAGGGTTACTACAAAAGGAACTATCGGAGAAGTTTCTGCACTAGGAGATATATCAGGAAATACTACTATAGATTTTAAAACTGCTAATAATTTTTCAATGACCTTAACAGGAGCTACTACTTTAATGAATCCTACAACTTTAGCTGCTGGACAATCTGGAGTTCTGTTTATAACTCAAGGGTCTGGAGGTAGTAAATTATTGTCATACCAAGATTATTGGGATTTTCCAGATGGAGGAACACCTCCTGTTTTATCTACAACAGCAGCAGCAGTAGATATGATTGTCTGGATCGCTCGATCATCTACTAAAATTTCTGCACAACTTGTTGCAAATTTTGTCTAATGAGCAGCCTAGGAAGTCCATCACCTTTCTTTCTAGCAGGGAAGAAGGCATACGAAGTAGAACGTAGTTTAAGGTTTAATAGAAATGACAACGCATATTTAACAAGAACTCCTTCCTCTGCTGGTAACAGAAAAACTTTTACTTTTAGTGCATGGGTAAAATTAGGACAAACAGGAATTAGTACTTCAAATGATCCGGGGAATGGACTTTTCTTAAGTACTGGTGCTGGTTCAGGTGGAGCAAATATGACCTACAGAATTACAAATAATGGTTATATTGGTGTTGATTATTATGGTGTTGGTGGATATTACTCTACTGCTAGATTAAGAGATCCAAGTGCTTGGTATCATTGTGTTTGGGTTATGGATACAACAGAATCTACTGCTGTAAATAGATTTAAAGTATATGTTAATGGAGATTTAATTTATAATAATCAATTAGGTCTATCACAAAATGCGGATACACCTCTTAATAATAATTCATCAACTACTATTGGAGCTTATTCCTATAGCACTTCTCATGCCTACAGACTTGATGGTTATTTAGCAGAAGTAAACTTTATTGATGGATTTGCTTATGGCCCATCATATTTTGCTGAAACAAATGCAACAACTGGTCAATGGAATCCTAAAAAATACACAGGAAGTTATGGAACAAATGGGTTTTACCTAAACTTCAGTGATAACAGTGCCACAACAGCAACCACTCTTGGCAAAGATTCAAGCGGTAACTCTAACAACTTCACACCAAATAATTTTGTAACTGGTGATGCTGTAAAAGATAGCCCGACAAATAATTTTGCAATTTGGAATATAGTAGATGCGAAAGGAAAAGATAATACTTTTTCAGAAGGAAATTTAAAAACTGTGATTGCATATCAAGGTAGTGATGAAGAATCAGGTGCTACTTTTGCTGTTAGTAGTGGTAAATGGTATTGGGAAGAATATATGCAATCATCTACTGGAAATGCAAGTAATGTTGGTGTCGGTGTTAAATCAGTTGACAATAGTGATTTTTGGAGAGTTCGTGGTGGAGGTGGTGAATCAGATCATAATGGTTCTCAAGCAAATGTATCAGGACTCAGTTGGGTAACTGGTGACATTATAGGTATTCTTCTTGACTTAGATGATGGTAGCTGGAAAGTATCTAAAAACGGCACTTTAATAGATGTCAAAATACACACAAATGTATCTGGAACAGTAACCCCTACAATGCACAATAGTAATAGTAGTGAAAATCATACTTTTATTACTAATTTTGGACAAGATAGTTCATTTGCTGGTACAAAAACAGCACAAGGCAACACAGATGGAAGTGGTCAAGGTGACTTTTATTATTCAGTTCCTAGTGGATATAAAGCATTATGTTCAGCAAACTTACCCGACCCAACAATACTGCTACCTAATAAACATTTTGATACTGTTCTTTATACAGGATCAGGTTCTGGAACTCAAAATATTACTTCCCTCAACTTTCAACCTGATTGGGTTTGGTTAAAAGTATACTCGACAAGTGGGTGGCATGCTTTAATTGATTCCGTGAGGGGAGTAGGAAAAATACTTGCATCAAATGAAGGAGATGCAGAAAATAATTCTTCAGATTCACAAACAGCTTTTTCAGCATTTTTAAGTAATGGTTTTACAGTTGGCTACAACACAAGTTGGTATGTAAATGGTACTCCAAGTGGATCTTCTACTCAAGTTGCATGGAACTGGAACGCTGGCGATACCGATGGCAAAACTTATACAGTAACAGTTGTTTCTGATTCTGGTAATAAATATAGATTTGACGGCTTTGGAACGTCTGCTGTAACTCTTGACCTTGCAGAAGGTGGTACTTATATCTTTAATATGGATGATGCTTCAAATGCTTCCCATCCATTTATGATTGGAACTGCAGCCGATGATGCTACAGCACCTTTCGGATCGGGAATTGTTTATAAGTTAGATGGTGTTGTAAAAACTTTTGCACAATATCATGCTGGTTTTTCAGCAGCCTCAACAAGAAGATTAGAATTTACAATACCAGCTACTACAAATAATTTATTTTATTTTTGTTATAACCACAATGGAATGGGTGGAGGTGTAAATACAAACACAACTCTTGGATCAAGTAATTTTGATGGTTCAATACAAACAACTATTAAAACAAATACTTCAGCAGGGTTTTCAATTATTACTTACTCAGGAACAGGAGCAGATGCAACTATAGGTCATGGTCTAGGAGTTACACCAAATGTTGCTTTAACTAAAAAATTAAGTGGTGGTGGTAAAAACTGGAACGTAAAACATTCGGGTGCTGGTGGATTAAGTGGTTATTTAGACAATACTGATGCTTTTGATAATAATCATTCAGGTCAAGGAATTATTAGCAATTTTAGTAGTTCTAGTACTTACTCTATAACTAGATATAATAATGAGTACACTTATGACAGTGTAAATGCAAGTGGGGAAACATATGTAGCTTATGTATTCAGTGATGTAGCAGGCTATAGCAAGTTTGGCAGCTATATTGGAACTGCAAACTCAGATGGCCCTTTTGTTTTTACAGGTTTTAGAGTCGCTTGGCTTTTGATACGAGAGGTAGATGATGATAATAACTGGATCATAATGGATAACAAAAGAGGTGCAGTGAATGATGATTTAGGATGGTTATATGCTGATTTAAGTTATTACGAAGAAAGTGGTAATGGTAGACAATGTGACTTCTTATCAAATGGTTTTAAGATAAGATCAGGGGGAACTGGTATTAACTCTTCAAATGATACATATATTTATTTTGCATTTGCAGAATCTCCTTTCAAAAATGCAAGGGCAAGGTAGTATATAGTTATGGCTTTTAAATTAGACGGATCACCTTTAGCTGTTGATGTTGCATTTAAAACATCTGATGGAACTCAGTACCCTGCTAACTGGTTAAGATTATCAACAGCAGATGAGAAAACAGCCATTGGTATTACAGAGGTAGCTGACGATCCAGTGTATGACTCACGTTTTTACTGGGGCAACGGAACTGCAAAAACACTAACAGATACAAATGTAGTTGATGAAAATGGTGATCCAGTATTAGATGAAAATGGAGATCAAGTTGTTACTTTAGGTGTTAAATCAGTATTAAAGGCACAGGAAAAAGTTACTGCTGGTAGTTTGTTAGCAAAATATGATTGGTACGTTGTAAGAAAAGCTGAAAAATCTACTGCAATACCTACAGCAATCAGTACATATCGTGATGGAGTCCGAACTGCTTGTACAACAAGAGAAACAGAGATTGATAATTGTGCAGATACCGCAGCTTTAGTTACTTTGTATGGAAGTACAGAGCAGAGCGATAAGACTTGGAAGCCTAATATGACACAATATCCAGAAGATCCTAATTCTTAGTTGTCATCTGACGTTGCATAACACCTAAAGTTACATAAAGTGGTGCTAATGCCATAATTCCTGTGAAGGTTATAATAGTGACAGGCATTAATGCTTTTAAAAATGCTTCTTTTATCATGTTTCAAAAAATAGCTAACATTCTTAGTATAGTTTCCTTTGTTTTGGTGTCATCTGTCATCGGTGGAAGCTACTTTGGTTATAAATATGTAACATCAGAACAGTTTAAAACAAAATTAATGAATGAAGTCTTAGGTAATGTACAAGGACTAATGCCAAAGATGTTAGACCAAGGATTACCTGATATGACAGGCCCATCTTTACCCACAACAAAACTTCCTAAGTTCTAATGAACTGTTATTGGTGTAATACAGAATTAATAATAGGTGGTGACATTGATATTGAAGATGGGATGAATGGTTATCCTGAGTTTTCGGTGATGACTAATTTATCTTGTCCTAAATGCCATGCAGAAGTAGAAGTATTAAAGAAAAGAGATGCCTACGACTGAAATCCCTGAGATTATAATTCCAGAGATTCCAACTGTTAATCATTATATTTATACTCCTTTACCTGTATTAAACGTACCTTTACCTAATATTGATCTACCAGGCTGCGTAAAGACGCATAGAGATGCTTCGGTTACAAACACACAGATAATAGAAGATGATGTTAATGGAGCGTTTTATAGCTGCCCAGAAGGAAAGATACCTTCTTTCGTTCCAATAAATTATGACCGAAAAAGGATAGAGATTGTAGAGCAAAAGCAAGAACAACCAATAACAACACCTGAGATCCCAGAATCTAAAACACCTGAGATACCTAAGACACCTGAAAAGGAAGAAGAAATAAAGTTAGAACCCTGTCCTGGTAAAGGGGATCAAAGAGTAGGAGACTTTCGTAACGAAAAACGATTGGAACGTGTCATCGGACATAAAAGAGGCGATGATTTAATTGAGTGTATAACGCTTTATGAAAACGTCCCATTTAAAGATCAGTACATTCCAGAAGTTTCTACTCTTGTATCTACTGCTGTTATCGGCTTGGTCGCTGCCAGTAGTCCATTACTTCTTAACGCAGTCAAACCTTTAGTAAAACAAGTAGTAAAAAAGCTGACAAAGAAGAAAGATAAGGTATAATAAATATTAAGCAAAGGAAGCTGTAGGCATATTGGCTCGATTCAATCTCTGCTCGAAGATGATCCTTTGTTTTTAAGTACCAAGAGTCTGTTGGCACACTAGCTAGATCTAGTCCCTGTTCAAAGATAATCGGGTGCTTCTTTAGACAAGTAACTACCCGTAGCTTGTCTATTTTAATTTATGAGTATGTGGTAATACCTGATTAGCCTTTGGTATTAAATAAATATCCTTACAAACATCAAAAAATGGGCTGGATTTAGCAATCATAATACCTTCTTGTTTTAGTTTTCCACATTCACGAATCCGAGCAATCTGCCAATCTAATCGTTTATTCTCCAGTACTTGTTTTTGTATATTAATCTGTGTATCTGCTGCACTTTTACATTGATTTTGTAATCCTCTATCTAATGGAATACTAAAAGATGCAGAGATACCAAAGTTGGCAGCATAACTATCCTTATTCGTTCCAGAATAATTCTGTTGATAGTAAAGAATATTCCCTGGGTTGTCTGGTACTCCATCATCATTAGCATCTGTTGGATCGTACACAGGAGTTTCATAAAAATCCCGATAAGGTTTTTGATAGTTTGCTCCAAAAGTTGAGAATGGACTAATCGTTAATGTCGGCCCTTGGCAAACTATATTTCCACCATATTGATTAGTTGTCATATTTCCTGTTAAGGATTGTATAGCCATATTCGTAACCGAGCCATTATTTGACTGACTTACTGCATTAGCTAAGACCTGTGCAGGAGATAGCAGTATTACTGAGAGAAGACTGAGGTACTTGTGACGACTGAAGTTGATTCTATATTTCTTTGTATTACTGTTACGTTTGAAACCCCACCTGGGCCACGATAGGTTTCTGTATATTGAAATGCGTTGCCAGAACTGGGATTTGCTAGGTTGAATACTGGTTTGTTTCCGTTTGATAAATCTAAACCTGTCCATGTATAACTCTGTCCATTTACTGTCCCATCAACATTCGTTGTATTTGGAGCGACTGATCCATTGGTTGTGACTCCCAATCCAGTAACAGAATACTCATAAGAATTACCATGATAATCTGTAGAAGTGATAGTCTCATTGATTGAAGTGGTTGTATTCGTGGTGCTACTGAGTGTTCCCGTAGTGAAATTTGGGACAACTGGCTGTGATTTAACAGGTACAACATATAGCAAAAGCAACAATAAGAGTTTTTTCATAGATCATCTTATAGTTAGCTCCGTTACGAATTGACCTGTAACTGTAGAACCTGCTCCACCTTCATGTAATCCTGTAATTCCATGACCAGATGTAATAGCCCCTGCAAAGCCATCACCAGTTCCATTCGCTGTAGAAATTACGCTACCAAAATTAGGAACTGTTCCAGCCGTAATATTTGAATTGCTACTTGGAATAGTATCAGCAGCAGTATAAGATTCTGATAAAGACCATGTATCTGCACAAGCTGCTGGTGTAGCTCCACAACCATTTATTGAATAATTTCCAGCAGTTAAACTGACAGTATTATTGCTGACAGTAAGCCCTCCGATTTGATCATTAGTATTACTTGTCCCGATATTGCTTCCAGAAGCACTATATGACGCACCAATTCTTGTACCTTGGGTCATAGCCGCATCAACTTTAACGCTAACGCTTGATGTAAATTTACTTGTTATATCAGCATAAGCTGGTGCTGACAGTAAAAACAAGAATGGAAGAAGTTTTTTCATTTTTTTGGATCAACTACTTTAGTACCAATAATTTTTATAGGTGTTTCTATTCTAACTGTTTGATAACCACCCGACTGTTGTGCTAGTAACGCTTCAACTTCTTTCTTGTTTAGTGGTTTTTCATCAGGTTTAAAAGTACCATCACCTCTTTTTTTAGCACCTTCTAAACCAAAACTGGCTAACGCACCTGTCAGCAGAGAAGCAGGAAAAGTTATATCCTTTGGTTCGTTTGTATAACCTGGGATAGAGATGTAGTTTAGGCTGACGATAAAACCGCTCCACCCGACTACAACAAGTCTTACTACAACTGAGATAAAGGCAAGTTGCTCCTCTTTATCCTCAATAGTTTCTTTGAGTTTTTTGAGTGGGCCTTTTTTGACTTCTTCTGTCATAACTTGAATTTATTAGTCATACTAAGCATAATTATAGCTTAAATCAATGCCTGAGATATATGCAGCCCTGATAGGTGCTGGTGCTACTGCGTTTTTGATGGTTTTATCTAATGTAAGTAACAGAAGAGATCGAGATATTATTGAATTATTTAATCGAATTAATAGGTTAGAAAGAGCAGTAAGTCGTATAGAAGGTCAAAACGACTAATCTTTGTTATGTTTGGGATACAACATATATCTTTTTTATGTATAAAATCTTAAAACCAATCTTGATGACGTTTTTAACAACAACTGCTGTTAAGAAATTAGTTGTGGACTTATTGAAGTCACTTGCTAAACAAACTACAAATACTCTTGATGATAAAGCAGTTGTGATTATAGAAAATCAACTCTTTCCTCCTTCAGTAAAATGAACATTAAAAAATTTCTCAATATCGACATTGATCCAGCACCTTTAGAAATGAAGTTAGATGTTGAAATGAGATGTAGAGAAATTATGGCAAGTGATAATGTAATTGATATTAAAAGGTATTGCACTCATCTCGTAAGGCATAAACTAGAACAAGATATGTTTCTTGCTTCGATGTTAGGAAGGTTAATAGAATTAGAAGCTAATCTTGTTGTAAGTCAAGTAAGAAAAGAAAAGAAGACTAATCCAATTAAGAAATTTTTTCGTATTCGTTAAGTTCATCATCAGTAAAATCTCTGATAAATAATTTATCTATTTTGTCTACTTCATAATTAAACTTAAGAATTGCAGTTCTTATATGTTCTGCAATCCATTCTCCATCTTTATAAACCACTTGGGCTTTACCATTTTCTTTGATAAAGACATAATGATCTTGCCCTTTTAATTGAACATCCAATAAGTTTTTTTCTAAGTTTTTACGTCTTATTTGTTTAAGTTTGCGTAACTTAAGAACAGATTCTTTTGGCTTACTCATTTTTGATATGTAACAGGAGGAACTGTAATCCAATAACGGACTCCATCAATAATTTTGAAATGAATGTTTAGTAAAGGATCTTTTACTAAATATCTATTAGTTTTTTTTTGCATGATAAAAAAGTGAGGACTTACAATGAAAAATCTTACAAAATCAAATGCCTCTAAATTAGAAAGGTAACTCTTCAGTAGATGGTGCTGTAGCTATTTTCTGGGGATTAATTTGCCCATAAATTCCGTACTCTGACTCCAACGTTTTAGCGTTGATGTATATACCTTCAGTATTAATGTTGCCTTTTTCTTTTCCAAGATAAACTTTTCCAGATGTTGATTTTGTGTTTACTAAGTTTTGCATATGATCCATCAAATGCGTAATAGATTCTGTTGGAATGAATAAAACTAATTGCTTACCATATTTACCATCTTGAATTTTAAATCCGATAGGTAGAGGTAATGCTGGGTTAAAATCAAAATTAGAATTTGACATAATTAATTAAAAAATTTGTTTAATAAAGTGTTGAAAAAGGAGTTAAAAGAAGTCTTGTTTTTTGTACAATGATTCTTTATTTTAACAGCTAAATCGTCATTGGTTCTGACGCTAAAGATGTTTTTATTCCAATCTTTTTTTGATTGCTGTTTACGAAGAAGAAGCTCCTTTAATACTTCTTCTCTCGCATTGTTTACTTCATCTGCATTCATAAGCTCTCATCTATTTTGGAAATAGCACGAGCTAAGAACTCTCCTTGTTCAGCAGTAGTAATATGTCTGGTAATCTTTAAGTCTTTGATACCAAACTTTTCTCTAAATGCTTCAACAAGTTCTTTCATCTTTTCTGGATGAAGACTATGAAGTGTCTGTAGCTTTTCAAGGATTACTACTTTTGCATCTTTGCTAATAGGATCAGGAAGTTTCTCTAAAACAGAAGTAGGCTCTAATTGTTGATTAGGCTTCATTGGAGTTTTAGCAACACCTGTTTTTGGTGGTGGTGTTTTCATTAAAGAATTACCATCATCATCATCGTTAGCTAATCCATAGACAGAAAGTAATCCATATCTACGAGCATAAGTTTGTGCTGACCCTGCTTCCTGATGAACATTCTTTACGTTAGTAGGAATCTTGGGAACAGGAAACTTACTGATTAAAGGTTCATCACCAGAAACGTGCATCAATTTAGTGATGACTATTGTAATAATTTCTCCATCAGGAGTCATAACAAAGTCATTCAATTGTGTATGACAAAGACCAAACTCTGTAGCTGGTTGAACAGCAAGTAAAGCTTGAGACAATGTCGTGTATTTGCTTTTAAAGAATGGATTTTTACCATCTAAACCAGCAGCATGATACTTTTGCTGGAAAGCATTGAGTGCCTCAATTAAAGTGGAAGGCTGTTTTGTTGCCATTAGTATTTGTTTACTTGATATTTATATTACAGTAATATCATGTTTACTGCAAGGCAGCTTGTAACAATGTGTTGAATTGTTCTGGTGTCAAAACGTGTCGCCATTGTCCTCCTCTGAACCTAACCATAGTCGTAGCAAAGTCTACCCTGGCATTTTCTCTTTGTGTTTCTACTTCTCTAGGCTTAACAAGACAAGCTCTTGATTTGTCCTTCCAATCACATACCTGTATAACGCAATTAGGTATGCCATATATATCACCGACATCCCCTGGGATTCCTGCTGATAGATTACGTTGACATTCAAAGCCAGTAACTTCTGTTAAGAGTTCTGCTGCTTCTCTTTCAGCTTTATCACCTTTTTGTTTCTGTGGATTACTCATTTACAAGATCATTAGGTTCTACATCTTTCTGCAATAAATCAACAAGATAACTTGTTTGTTCATGCAATGAATCTATCTTTTCATCAATATCTGAAACTGAATATAACCCAGCATCAAATTGTTTCATCTGATCTAAATAAGCACTCCCATACTTATTTATTTGATGATAAAGAACACCATGTAAGTCTTGTAAACTTTTCTCTGCTGCATATAAAACATCATGTAATTTTTTACATTCAGAATAAGGATCTACTTCTTGTGTATTTCTTTCTTGTTCCCATACTGGAATAGTAGAAGTTTTGGGTTGTTCGTAACTTGTATTTGTTGATGTTTCATATGTAGGTTCTGTATAAGAAACTGTTTCAACATTGTTATCTGATTTTAATTCTGGTTGTTTTTGTAATGAATTTATTTTGGCTCTATATGAATAAAAAGCATTATTTACCTGATGATAAGTAGGTACTTTATTGCTTCCAGCTTCAGAACAAGCAGTTTTCCAAATTTCAACAGCTTCGCTAGGATTTTTTAAATAACCTAGAAATGGTCTAACCTGTGATCTATTAGTTGGTAAAATTTGACAATTGTCGGTTTGCTGTAATATTTCGC